TTTTTCGCCATCATCTCCAAAAATGGAAACAGCAAGCTACCCTTTTACGCTTTTTCCTCCCTCCCTATCTATTCATGCCCGGGAATGGGGGTATGCGTCAATTGGTGTTACAGCCTGAAGGCGTGGCGTTATCCTTGTGCTTTATATCGCCAATTACAGAATTTCATCTTAATGCGATTCGACCGGGATAAGATCGTAGAATCGTTTAATGAAATCAAGCACGGCTCACCGTTCCGCCTGTATGTTGACGGTGACTTTTCTAGCGTCTCAGATGTTGTTTTCTGGTTCAATCTCTTGAAATCCCGTCCAGATGTCCAAACTTATGGTTACTCGAAATCTTGGGATTTAATATACGATTGCAGGGAATACTACCCAGATAATTACAATCTTAACATTAGTTCAGGCGGAAAACCCCAACAAGTGTCTAAGGCCGATATGCTAGCCCTGTCCATAACTAGGGGCGAATTCATTGTAGTTCCTGTAAGCAAGCTATCAAGGGAACGCCAGAAGATCCGTTTCAGCTTGCCGGAATATCATTCCGAGGTAAGAACCAATGGCAAGGCCTTAACTGGTGTTAATGGCTTTAGTTGCCCCGGGCAATGCGGAACTTGTGCCAACGGCTCCCACGCTTGCGGATCCGATAAATTCCGGGGCATACCTATTTATATCGGAGTACACTAGTTAAAGGCCCAAAATAGGGCCTATTTTCAATTCTTATTCCATCCTAGTATTACCCCTTACCTAGGATGGATAACTAAAAATAAGGGCATAATTGGAGGTTTAAAAATGGAATATATCGAACGCAATAGGAAAACAATCAAGGTCAGGCAAGCAATTCTAGATCATTACAATTCAGCCCACGACACCGAAATTAGGCTGCAGGATGTCGATACATGGCAAGTCATCATGCCTTGCACCTCATGCGATGGCTTTGGCTTTGTTTTTACAGGCCACCGTGACGATGTCACCCGGTGTCAGGTATGCAAAGATGATCGAGTTTATTCAACTCCTGAGATTTCTGGCAAGCGGTCTGGCTGGCATTACACCACTAAAACAGGTAAGCCTATTCGCCATCCATCCGCCTACAGCAAAAAAGGTTGGTCAAGCATGGTGTACCACTCCGCCCAATATTTTACTTTAACCGTTGGCCTTCGCTGGATTGCTCATAGTCAAGCAATCAAGCAAAAGGATGTTATTAAATCAGGCATTGCTGGCATTGTTTATGAGGTTACAGAAATCGTAGCTACCCCCACTGTTTAAGCGTTTTAAACAGTGTTTTTTCAATTGTTTTTATTTATGAAAGGTATTTCACAATGGACGAACTTATTAAAGAATTTGGCGATGTTTTCGAGCTTCGTGGCCATGCCGGGAAGTTTAACATCAAGTATACTTACCATTCACCCGATCTAGGCCAGCAAGTGATTGTGGGCAAGCTAATCGAGAACGGCCCTAACCATGATTATCTTAGGTGCAGCCTGTCCGAACTTAGGAAATATGCAATCATTATAGACCCTCTTTTAATGTACTTAGACCCTGTTTTTTCTGAGCTTAAAATCGAAGAGGATAGTGAAATAAGATCCGTTCAAGAATACTTCGTTAAAGAACTAATGGAGAACTTCCCAGATGCTTCAGAGGGTAGTTGTTTGCGTTGCGTTAAGTGGAAGTACAAGATCTGCGAGTACGCATTTATTGACGATGAATCCGAAGACCAAAAGCGATATGATGTTGACCTAGAAAAGCTATTAAAGGCCGTTCCTCTGCTGTTCTCAAACAAGTGGGGTTGCGGACTAACTGAGGTTCCAAGGAACGCATTTGCAAGCAGGGAAAACGCAGAAGATCTGCTATGCAATTTCGATGCATACGATATGCAAGCGTTCATTCAACTTGCGATTTTTAAACAGGTGATTTTCGGATAATCAATAGACCCTCTTTTTCCATGCCCTTTGGAGCGTTTCCAGAGGGCCAAAATTTAACGATCTTAGGAATGATGCAATGAATGTAGATCTGGACGAAAAAAACATGAAAACAATAAGGGTAGCACTCAGCAAGTTCTATTCAGAACTTTGCGATGAAAAAAAGAAATTGAAGGCCATTCTATTTGCTAAGTCCAAAGGTAAAAAGAATTTGTTTTATGACATCATTAACCCCAGCGTAAGAATCAAGGAGATCAACCAAAAGCTCGAAGAAATATTACGGCTTGACAACATTGTTTTTGCCAAATTGAATAACCAATAGACCCTCTTTTTTTAGGAGCATTACGATGGATATCAGAGACAGATTTATTACTATCACAACCATTGACGCAAAGTTTGTCAAAGGAACAATAGGACTGTATTTAGATAAGCGGGTCGAGTGTGGCCCCAATGGTGGCAAGGTCACGCTATGGAGAAGATCAGACCGCAGGGAGCCATATTACCTTATGGGATATGTTCCTGCTGGTAAATGGCACAAGACGCAAGAGAAGGCAATCTATTCTAATGAATAGACCCTCTTTTTTTACAGTGGTGGGGGAGTGTTTCCCCCTCTCAAAAACAGTGACGGAAATTTATCACGGAGAAGCAATATGGATACTTATGTAAGAATGCATGATGGTGATGGAATATATGGGCCTCATGGTTATATTGGCCATTCAGGGCCAAGGACTATGCGTGGTTGGTTCTTTTCCACAAATCCCAAAGACAGCATTGATGACGCTATAGCAAGCCTTGACTACGAGGAAGGGTTTGCTTCTGGATGTCAAGGGAAGCCATTGATGTCACGATCTAGGGCAATAAAAGCCCTGCGGGAAGAATGGAAAAAGCGTAACTATTAGACCCATTTTTTTCTACAGGGCAGGGGATCGTTTTCCCTGCCCAAAAAAGTCACGGAAACTTATCACGGAGATTAAATATGAATTACAGCGAAGAGCATGAAAAGTTTAGAAGCAGGGAAGACAAAATCTGGGAAGATCTCAGGAAAGAAAACGAGTTGATGTCACAGCACTACTACGATGCAAAGAACGCAGCGTATAAAAGAGCAATGAAGAAATCCATGAAGAATCACGAAGAGTTCAGGGAACAAACAAAGAAAGGCGGTGCATAATGTATATCGTATGCTGGATGGAAACTGATTTGCCAAAGTCTGCACCAAAGCTTGATCTTTATTGCGTGTTTAGCACCAAGGAAGAAGCCAAAAAGCACTATAATTTTCTTTTAGAACAGCCATGCACATACAGTGCAAATCTTACCGAAGTGTTAGAATCGACTGATTATGCACCAAAGAAGATGCCCAAGAAATCTAGATATTGGGTAATAAACACCAAGGGCGAAGGGGCAATGATTGTTAACTGGAAACCAATTGTTGGCATTGATGGTGTGACAAAGATATTTTGGTCAGGATTTAGAGAAGAAGACGCTCAATTTCAATTTAACAGGTTGCTTAATCTTGGTTATTAATAGACCCTCTTTTTTTACGAAAGGTAGTGACTTATGATGGGCATCAATATTAATTGCAAGCATCAGGATTTTATCGGGGAAATCCTGCGGGGCGAAAAAACAATCGAGACTAGAAATACCCCCAGTCTAGACCCCTATATCGGCAAGAGGGTTGGGCTTGTGCGTACAGGTAAAGGCTCTGCCATGCTACTAGGGTTCGCAACGGTCAAAGAATCCTTTGTGTATTATGATCGGCAATCTTTTGATTGCGATTACGAATTACATAGGGTGGCCCCAAGTTCCACTTATTACATAAAGGACGCTGGAACCAAAGTTGCGTATGTTCTCGAAGATGTCGAGGAAATAGAACCAACACTTGTCATATCATTAGGCATCATTGCACGGAACATCGACTCTGCAATAGAAAGAATAGTAAAACACAACAGTCCATCTTTATCCATGTTAAATGAAAGGTTCTAACATGAAGATTCTACAGAATACACTTGAGTTAATTACATCCACATGGGGTGACCCCGGCCACTATCCTAATGGGTTGAGGAATGGGCCTCTGCCTGTCGAAATCTGCATCGAGGACATTCGGGGCCATGTCCTCATCCAAATAGAAAGCGAGGACAAGGACAACGAGGAGTGGGATGACTGGGGGCCAGAACTTAACCTGCATTACTTGATGCAAGATATCAAAATCAAAGTGCAGGGAGTTCTAATTACCTCTTGGCAGTTCTGCCCTACTGCTCACCATGACCCCAAGGAAGCTCACGAATTAGATTTGTGGAAGATCGTTCCATACAGGTGGAACAGTGACGGATTTGAATTTGAATAGACCCTCTTTATAAAGGAAGCACATGAGCAAGACAGAAGCGGAAATTTGGCAGCGTTTAACTATCAATGAGAGCAGGGTTCTTATAGCCCTGCTCAAACATTCAAAGCCAACCAAGACTAAGCACCACCATGAGTGCAACATTAGGAAGGCATATGTTTCATTAAAGATGAAACCAGCGTCATTTGCAGGGTATATATCTGCCCTGCGTAATAAGGGGCTTTACAGGTATGTGATCTGGGAAACCGATCCAAATCGTGTAGGCTATAAAGATCACCCAAGGAAGTGCGTAATGGCATGGACTGGAGAAATAGCCAAGGTAAGGTCAGATGTAGCAATTGTTATAGACCCTGTTTTCTTTAAGACGAAGGAGGCTAAATAATGCAAGAAAATATTTCAGATGAAAACAAAAACAACGAAACAAATGAATGGCATAAAGAATGGAAAGATATGCCTGAGTTTGTGCAAAACAAACAGGAACCATACGCAAAAATTATTTTTCGTTTTGAAAACGAAGAATCACTACAAGATTTTGCAAGAATTATAGGTCAAAAGTTAACAAATAAAACCAAAAGTTCTTGGCATCCGTTTAAACCACACAGAAGCCAATTAGAATTTAAGTGGGGTGAAGAATGAATCCTGTTTTTCCAATATACATAGTGTCAAAAGGAAGGTGGGAAAGCAGATTGACATCCAAAGCTTTAGAATCAATGAATGTTCCATATAAAATCATAATAGAAGAACAAGAATCAGATCATTATTCAAAAGTTATTGATTCCAAAAAAATCCTTTTTCTTCCAAAAAAATACCAAGACGAATATGATACTTTTGATGATTTGGGATATTCAAAAAGTAAAGGCCCCGGCCCTGCAAGAAATTTTGCTTGGGATCATTCAGTCTTATCTGGGTTTAAATGGCATTGGGTTATGGACGATAATCTTGATGCGTTTCACAGGCTTAATAGGAACATAAAAGCGGAGGTTACAACAGGAACTATATTTAAGTGCATGGAGGATTTTGTTTTAAGATATGAAAACATATCCATAGCTGGGCCTAATTATTATTCTTTTTGCAAAAGCACTGACTCTGTACCACCTTATGTTTTAAACACAAGAATTTATAGCTGCTTGCTTATTAGAAATGACATCCCATACAAATGGAGAGGAAGATATAACGAAGACACAGATTTATCTCTAAGAACATTAAAAGACAATTGGTGTACCGTTCAATTCAATGCTTTTTTATGCGGTAAAGTTACTACTCAAAGAATGAAAGGAGGAAACACGGAGGTTTTCTATAAAAACGAAGGAACATTACCTAAAAGCAAAATGCTTGTAGATATGCACCCAGATGTTTCAAAGTTAGTTTGGAAATTTAATAGATGGCATCACCAAGTTAACTACAGGGTTTTTAAAAACAATCACCTTGTAAAAAAAACAGGATTGAAAATATTAAACAGGGTAAATAATTATAGCATGGTACTAAACAAAAAAGAACGAAGTAAAAACCATGCACCCAAGATTATCTAGCAAAAAGCCTGTGTTTTAATGTATACTGTAAGCTAAGAGGGTTTTGTTAGACCCTCTTTTTTTATAGGTACAGGTACAGATCATGGATGATAAAAACTATTGGTCGTTCACGGATATAGCTGCTGACCTTGACCTCGCATACACAACAATCCGCAGAAACATAGAAACATTTATCAAGCAAAAGAAGATGAAACCACTCACTAGGATGAAAGCAGATAAAGGACATTTTTGCTCTGTAATGGATAGCACTCAATACAGTCTTTTTAGGGAGTTAATGCGAGGAAGAACCGTAGTCAATAAGGAAGACCAAGCTGTTAGTGACAAGATTTCTGACGATGGTTTTTTCTACCTGATCTTATTAGTTCCAGAGTTCTCGAATGAAAGAGTTAAAGCTGGATTTACATCTAGACTTGATTCACGCTTTACTGAGCATCTGATGTCTGCACCAACCGCAAAGCTAATATTTTCATCACCGTGTCAACGAGCATGGGAAACATTCCTTCTGGCTTATGTCCACAGTCACGGTAAAAAAATAAGATCAGAAGTGTTTGATGTTAAAGACACAAAGGTTTTAATCAAAAACCTTAAGACCATCTTTAAACAGGTAGGGCAACGAAAATGAATCACGGCAAAATTTGACCCCGAAACCAATTTCGTGATCATGCGGAAATGGTCGTAAAACAAGGCATTCGCCATGCGGTATTCACTGGCTATTCTCTGATAATTGAATCCAGAGAAGCCAGTGCCATACCTATTAACATAAGAGATACAAACATAAAGAAAGACTCTGACATCATTTGATCTCGTGACTCTTTACTTCTGAATCTAAGTCGGTTTCTTTAAGCATCTCTGCTATGGCAATGTAAGCAGCAGCATCCTCAAGGGTATCTTGATGATACCCCTGAGACAGTCTAGCCATCTTCAGCATGGCCATCATTACAGCTACTTCATAAGGCGATATCTCACGCTTCAAGAAGTTAGTCCACATATCGGCAATCCGCTTCAGATTAAGCTCTGGAGCATCGTATTGATTAGCCCGCTCAACAATGTGTTCAGTACAGCGTGAAAAGAACTCAGACAACAAATATCTATCCATTGGCTTCAACCTCCTTGTTGAGTTTCTTGCTCTTTGCGGTAAGTCTGTAGCTTTCAACAGCTAACTTCTTAAGAAGAACTTCTTCAATAGGAATCAAGAACCTGTTGTTCTTCTTCATTTCATTTAATAGGCCCTGATCTTCTGCACCGTTGTTTCTGAGAAATTCAATCAGTGGCATAGGATCATCGATCATTATCGCTCCCGGGTAATTTCCACGGTAAATGGTTTCAAACATATAGGGAGCCTTGAAGTTCAAGATCTTGCAAGCTTCGCCAGTAGTAATGTAAACAGTACCGTTCATTTTAACAGCCATATTAGTCTTTCCTTTTCGTTAGAATTGTTTGGATCTGTAGAATCTTCTCCGAGTTTTTACCCATAGCTTTAAGAATTGGATAGAGAGACATTAGACAAACCATTGGTTCGTTCATCTTCTTAGTCCAGAACCATCCAGATTTCTCAACACCATCCGCAGTCGCACAGATACCATCGTAGATGCACTGTGCAGAATCTTTTACCCCCATGATGCCGGGGAATAAATCTTCCAGATTCTTCTCAACAAAGTCGAGTTGTGCTGCGATCACATTTGAGTTTAAAGAATAGGGCTTATTATCGACTTTCTTAATCGCATAGGCCCATTCCATCACCGCAAGACAGGCAGCAAAATTTACAACGGAATCAGGCTTCTTAGAAGGAACATCACTAGTCTCCCAAGCGTTTCTTAGGTTGGCTAATGCTTCCACAGATGCTGCACCAAGTTCGTCAGGCATAACCTCTATACCAGTAAATTCTCTGGCCAGAAGACAGGCCCTGCGAACACAGGTCTGCACCGCTACCAAGCTTGAAATCCGTTTCATATTACCGTCCTCTATACGCTTCCATTTTGCCATTATAACTCTTCCTTTTCGTAAGGACTAATAGTAATCTCAACATACGAATGGAAGTCATCATCGGCCCTATCACCCAGACGAATATAAATGCTTTTAATGCAATCTGTATCGTCACCAAGGATGTATCCACAGTGCTGTAACTGGTCTAAAATTGGCTTGATCCGATTGTCTAGATCGCACTTTCGCCAACCTTTACCGGGCCTAACAACTATTAATACATCGACAGGTTCTTTGATCGGGGTGATCTTTTTTGAACTGTTTTCACCAAAGTGATTGTTCTCTGATCTCCAAGATCTGTACTTCTCAGAAAGGATAACCCTTCCTTTAAAGTTCCTCCAGCAGCTATTAACTGATGGAGGAAGGGAAAAGATAATGTTAGTAGGTTTGATCATATTATCTCCAAGCCCAAGCTGGTGCAGAAATCTTAGGGATGATTCCATAATAAGCTGGAACAAATTTGTTCTCTTTGTGTGCAGCTAGGAATGCCCTGATGTTCTCAAACACCTGATTTTCGGCACGGTCAATGTCAGATGATTCAAACTGTGCAACCATGCACGAAGGATACACCCCTTTGTCTACTACGATGTGGTAGCATTCACGAATGGCAACACCCATAGATCGTAGACAAAAGCGGTAGAGGGCAAGTTGACGCATATAGCCGTTATACGCACACTCTTTACCCCAATCCAGCGGATCATATGAAGACACGGTCTTAAGGTCGGCAAGGAATAACTTTTCCGTGCAATATAAATCTGGGATAAACTTTATCTTTAAAGGTTCACCATCAACAACCGTGTCGATTAGTATTTCCTTTTCTTTGACAACTTCTTTCCCAAGAAGATATCCGGTTGCACTGTTATCATGAATTGCAGCAATCATCCTGTTAGCTT